GGCGCCCCTGTTCATCGTGGATTTCATGCTTCAGATCGTGCCGCCTCCCGGGGGTGAGATCCAGCTCTCGTTCCTCAGGCAGCTGGTCTACGACATGTCGCGCCACGGTTTCCGTATCACCCGCGTGACCATGGATCAGTACCAGTCCAAAGACAGCTTGCAGCAGTATCAGGCTTTGGGGCTCGATGCGGCCTTACAGCCGACGAACTGGGAAATCTACAAGTGTCTGAAGAACGCCATCTACGAGGGACGGGTCAAGCTGTATCGCTACGCGCCGCTCCTTCGTGAGCTGCGCGGGTTAGAAGCCGACTGGGAGCGCAGGAAGATCGTAAAGCCGGATAAGTTTGAAGGGCACAAGGGCTCTAAAGACGTGGCCGACTCCCTGGCGAGCGTGATCTACAGCCTGACGCACCATCCCGACCAGCGCATGTTGCCCCCTATCGTGGGGATGTCGAGCTACGGTCAGTCGGGGGCCCCTTCGTGGAGTCAGTCGTCGGGCGGTGGTTTCGGTCAGCCTGGCGGGGGTATGCACCAAGCCGGCGGCAATGTTCCTCAGAGGGCGTACAGAGGCCCACAGGGGCACCAAGGCTCTTACCCAGGGGGACACCCTGGTCAGGGCGGTTCTCGCGGCGTACAGTACGCGGGCGGTATAAGCCAGCCCGGTACGCCTGGGGGTATAGGCGGTGGTCGAGCTTCGATCCCTCCGATGTTCCGTGGTGGAGGCGGCGGTGGTGGTGGTTTCTTTGGCGGGGGATGGTGAGGGCGGATGAGCGTTTTCGGCAAAGTGACCCAACAGATTCGTACGCTGCTGCGGAATGACAAAGACAGCAAGATCCTACGCCACAGTCGAGGGGTGAACGCCCCGCTGGCGCCTGGCACGATGGGGGATCTGATGCAGGCCTACGGTCACGACGTCGTGAGCGACTACCTGCGTCTGGAGTACGATCTGCTGAGTAGGTACCTAGACTACGAGTGGATGGACGACCACCCTTTCATCGCGGCGGCGCTGGACATCTACGCAGAGGACGCGACGCAGCCTGATACCCCGAGCAACAAGCGCTTATGGATCGAATCGCCGGACAAAGGTCTGGAGATGCTCCTGAACGACTTGGTCCATCGTCAGCTGCGCCTGGAAGACCAGCTCAAGCCCATGGCGCGGGCTGTTGTTACGTACGGTAACTACTACGGGGAAATCACCGTCGCGGGTGAAGGTGTGATCCAAGTACGGGATCTTTCGCCAGCGACCATGCGCCGTGTGGAGGGTCCCCGTGGCGCCCTCTACGGCTTCGTGCAGGATTTTGCGCGTCGCGTAGGCTACACCCCCGAAGAGTACATGCGCTTGATGCGGGAGTACCGGAACGGGCCCGCGATGGTCGCGCCGCGGCAGGTGGTGGGCTTGCAGCAAGCCGTGCCTTTTGAGCACTGGGAGATCGTGCACATGCGGATCTCCTCCAAGCCGTATAAGTCCGTGTACGGTATGGCGGTGTCCGAGCCCGCGCGGTGGGCGTGGAAGCGCCTGACCTTGCTCGAGGACGCCGCTCTAGTCTACCGCTTGCAGCGCAGTCCCCAGCGCTTTGCTTACTATGTAGACATTGGTAACAGGCCGACTCACGAAGCCCTCCAGCTCCTACACACGGCTCGGCAGCAGTTTAAAAAGAAGAAGTTCGTCAACCCGAAGACGGGGCAGGTGGACCTTCGCTGGGAGTCACTGGCTCCTGATCAAGATATCTTCATCCCCTCGCAAAACGGCAACGCGAGTACCCGTATCGAGACGCTCTCGACCCCTAGCTGGCAGGTGATGGATGACGTCGAGTACTTCCGCTCCTCGCTTTTTGCCGCCATGAAAGTTCCTAAAGCTTACCTCTCCCAAGAGGAGGGGGTGAATCGTAACATCCTCTCTTCGGAGGACGTGAGGTTCGCACGGTCAGTCATGTCTGTGCAGCAAGAATTGCGCTACGGGATCGCAAAGATCTGCCGTGTACACCTGGCGGCGATCGGAATCGATCCGTCGCGCGTGCGGTTTGATGTGCGTTTGACCGTACCCTCGGCCATTTTCGAGCTCGCGCAGCTCGAGGTGCGAAACGCGCGCGCCGACCTGGCGAGTCGTGTGACGGAGCAGTGGTCACAGCGGAAGATTTTACGCGACGTGTACAATCTTAACGACTCCGACATTGAGGAAGTCTTCAAGGAGCGCGCGGGGGACTATGAGCGCGAAGCCGTGGCTCAGGCTAAAGCGCAGGCGGCCGCTCAGAAAGAGGCTCCCGACAGTGACGGGGGCGGTGGAATGTTTGCGAGCCGGATGCACAACAAACTGGTCAATCAAACAGGTCTGCGCGAAGATCAGGTTTTACCGGGGTTGTCAACCGGGTCCTTGTCGCCTATACCCACGAGTGGTAAAGCTAAACCATCTCTGCGCCGTACAGGTCGAGCAAGGAACGAGGATCGCGCCGTAGAGCAGGACCTTCAGCGCCTCACGACAGCGAGTCAGAGCCAGGGTAAGCAGCTGTCGGAGATGCGCGGCTTACTCCGCCAGCTAGTGGCCGCCTCGCGCCCTGTCGCACAGAGGAGATAGGATCGAGATGGAAAAACGCATATCCGACGACACGCTTTGTGCGCTCATGGCCGGAAGCTACGAGCAGCTCACGGGGATCCTGGAGGGGCTTATCACAGAGCGCTTCGGGGGTCTCTTTGAAGATGCCCAGGCGGAGCGCTGTCGCGTAGTGGCCACCTTCCCCACGCATGTCATAGCGGCGAGTGATCGCGGGGAGTTCCGCAAGATACGCTTTCATCTCGAGGCATCGGGAGAAGTCTGCTTGGGTCTGTCGGAGAGTGTAGACGTGGCCTTAGAGCATCCCGCCGCCCTCTTGGAGCGTGCGGCCGTTGGGGACGCGTACGATGAGGAGCGCCACCGCCTACTGGGCGAAGCGGCGGAGTCTGTTCAGGTCGGAGGGGCTCTACGCGTCGCCAAGCTGCTCGACAGCGAGCCCGAGTGGATGCGCTACTACAAGGAGCAGCGCGAGTCCCTCGCGCCTCTCCTGGAGCACGTGGAGTCCTCTCACACGATGTACGCTACGCTCCCGGAGCAGATCCATGCACTGGACACGATGAGTCTGGAGCTTCACTGTGCTCGTGTGGAGGACCCTCGGTTTGGGGCCTTCGTGCGTGATCTAGGTGAGCACACCGAGGCGCTGGCGCTGGGGTTGCAAGAGATGACTAAATTGGTCGTGGACCCGTCGGTCCAGGACCGCGTAAGTTCTGCGGTCGCCCGTGTACTGCCCACGTATACAGAGGCGTGTCGCCTGGTGAGTTTGGTTGCTCAGGCGGCGTCCTGACGCAGGGAGTTTTTACATGAGAGATTTTATCCCAGACCTCGATGGACAGCTTCTCGCCATGGGCTTGCAGCCCATGAATGAGAGCGCTACGCCCGTCACCGTCCGTCGTGAGAGCGTCGGCCCCCGCATGATCAGCCTTGAGGAGCAGATGCAGCAGTGGGGACTCGGTGGGGGTAGCCCCGAAAAGGGCGCCCACCTGGAGGACTTCAACCTGGGTCTCAGCGCTCAAGAATTCCTCTCGTCCGCGACGTTCACCGAGAGCTACCAGGGACACAAGGAAGTGCGCGCGCTCGATGCGCCTCCGTCCCCCGTGGCTCAGCAGGCCATGTCGGTGGATGAGTGCGGCGATAAAGACATGGACATGGACGAAGCCTCCATGGACGTGGACGGGGACATGGACTCAGACGAGCCCATGGACGAGAGCCTGGCGTTCATCGAGCATCTGGTTTCTTACCTCGATGAGGATCAGTTCGCGGAGGTGCTGGAGGAGCTGGCGGAGGGTGATGTCTATCTGGAGGTCATCACCCGCAGCATGCTCGATGCCCTCGCAGAAGGGATCGACGATGTGCTGGACGGGGAAGAGTTCATCCTCCGGTTGGAGAACTCTGACAGCCCTGCGGCCCTTGAGGAAGCGCGACGTCTCAAGGCCCTGATCGGCGGCGTGGTCAAGAAGCTCAAGAAGACCAGCGCGAAGATGAAGTCCAAGTCGAAGTCGTACTACCGAAAGAACAAAGGTAAGATCAAGAAAAAGAAGAAGAAGCAGCGCAAGTCGGCTACCTTCGTGCGTAAGCTGGCGCGCAAAGTGGCGAAGGCGAAGCGCCGCGGCACCCGGAAATCCATGGGCATGGAGCCTGTGATGGCGGAGAGCACCGAGCACCCTTCGCGCACAGCGATGGCGGTTGGCCCGAATCGCGGTCGTCGCTTGACCGAAAGTCTTTTTGCGGCGACAGGAACAGCGTCCCAAGCTGAGCGCCTTTGCGAAGAGATCGGCGTGGTGGTGCAAGGGGTGGCGCTTCGTCAGCAAGAGCAAGCGGCCAGTACCTGGCAGAAGCTGTCGGACATCAGCAGCTCGCTCGCCGAGGATTTTGACGCACACGCTACGACAACAGGCGAAGATGCTTTCGAGCGTCTGAGCGAGTCGCTTGCGGGCGTGTCCGAGACGGCGGCGTACTACGCGCAGGAGATCCGACAAGGTCACTTTGATCTGGACGATCCCGCCCTGGCGCAGCACTTCCGAGAGCACCTCGACAGCACCACAAAGGCCGCGGAGCTTCACGTGACGCTCTTCGGGGAAGGATCATCTCCCGATGTGCAGGCTCTGACGGGTCGTGGCAGTATCGGCGGCATGGACGCCGACGAGGAGATGGCAGAGGGAAACGCACGAGCGGCGGCCATTGGCGGGGCCACCTCTCCGCGGCAGAGAAGGAAAAACGCCGCCGTCGGAAGCTGAAGCAGCCGAGCAAGCGCGTCGTGACCTATCGCGATGCGGCGGCCGGCCCCCGAAAGCGGCGCACCGCTTATAGCAGCGGACGCCGCGAAGTCATGGGCAGCCTTGGAAATCCGTTCAAGCGCCCCGTCCGCAAGGTAAGGAACAAACCCGGTTCAGCGCTGAGCTTTACCCCGTATCGAAGGTCGCGACGATGGACACGCCCCTGACAGCTACACAAAATTACGCGGCGCCACGGTCTTCGATGTCGGGACCTGTCGAGCTGCGTGAGGAGAACTGCGGTTTTGCGCGCTTCGCACGCATCGAAGAGCAGACCGTAAACGGCAAGACGCTCTCTCGTGTCATCGTCCGGGGAAAATTCGCGAACGTTGGTAAAGCCACCGATAACGGCCGCGTGTACCCTCAGCGTGTGTGGGAAAATCAGATCCAGCGCCTCTCGCCTATCTTTGAAGCAGGTGAGCGCTCCTGGTTTGGTGAGCTCGATCATCCGGACAAAAATCGCGGCACCAAGCTCCGCGAAGTCTCTCACGTCGTCCGGAAGCTGTGGCTGGAGACGCTGGCCTCAGGTGAGCGAGAGGTGTGGGGCGAGGCGGAGATTTTCCCCACGGTCCCTCACGGCGTGAATCTCATCACGCTGCTGGAGTACGGCTGTCGCGTGGGCGTGAGCTCGCGTGGGCGTGGGTCGATCGTGCGCACCTCCGAAGGACACAGCGTCGTCGGCGAAGATTTTATGCTGGAGGCGTTTGACTTCGTCGCCGATCCCGCAGCCGGAGCTTATCCCGAGCGTGTCATGGAGTCCGTCCGCACGGGGTCGCACCGCGCCCTGTACGAGGGCGTAGGCTTCACCGAGCTACTCTCCGCGATCGCTGGCGGTAACACCGCGGCGTCCGCAGAAGCGCCGCCCCGGGCCCCACGCACGAACTCCTTAGCCAGTCAGATCCTCGAGTGCTTCCAGGGCTATGTTCCTGAGAGTGCTCGGCCGAAGGAAAGTACAGTAATCCCGACCTCGAACGGGAGAACGTCAGCAGAAATGCCACGTTACGCGACGGAGCAAGTGGAGAAGCTCCATCGTACAAACGCCGCCGTTTTGGCGGAGAATGCAAAACTGGCGATGATGGTCAAGCGGAGCGAATTCACGCGCGTGCTCGAGCACACGCTGCAAAACGATCCGCACGCGATTCGCGTTCGCACCCTGGTGGGTGATGTAACGCACTTCGCGGATGTCACCGCTCTCAACCGCAGGATCAGTGAGGTACAAGACACGTTTTCGGAGGAGCGCCGTGTGCGGCTGGAAGAACAGCTCAAGCAGCGCCGATTAGAAGAACGTGCCTGGCGAGAGTCTAATGCGCTCCGTGAAGAGCGCGATACTCTCATGACCACCCTGATCAGGGCGCGCGATGTCATTGAGTCGCAGCGTCTCCGCATCTACGCGGAATCTCGCATCGGTAAACACCCGCAAGCAGCTAGTATACGCCGGCTCCTGGAAGTCTCGCGACTCACCACCCCGGAGCAGGTTGATACGCTGATCGAAGAATTCCGCCCAGCCCAACGATCACGCGACGCCATTGCTGAGGCAGGGGCACGCGTGCGTAATCGCATGGGGTCGGGAGGCTTTACCAGTTCTTCTTACGATGAGGAGGCCTCTGAGCCTTCAACACGTCCGCACTCGCATCTTCCGCCGAGACCCTCCGCACATCGTCCCCCGATGCCTCCTGTCGGGGGCGGTGGTGGTGTGGCGGATCCGAGGCTGGTTGAGGATTTCCGGCGCTACATGCCGCCGGGCGCGGATATGTAACACCACCCAGAGGAGTGTAAACCCGATGCAACTCAGACAACTGACCCTCAATGAGAGCGGACAACCTCAAGCACAGAACGCCGACCTCACGCACCGCGTGGCGGAGAAATGGGCGCCTTTCCTTGAAGGCATGGAGAATCGCACGCGCCAGGGGCGCTACAACAGGAACACCCTGGCCACGATCTTCGAGAACACCGCGCAGCAGCTCAACAAACTCCGTCTTTACGAGGCGACGACCACTGGTAACGTCGCCTACTACGCGAAGTTTATTTTTCCTGCTCTGCGCTGGGCTTTCCCTAGCCTCATCGCCAACGACATTGTCTCTGTCCAACCGATGAACTCCGCGCAGGGCACCATCTTCTACCTGGATTTCGTCTACTCGAACTCCAAGGGACAGGTGACCTCCGGCGAGATCTTCCCGCGGGACTTCGACAAGTGGTAC